TACTGAAGGAAAGATTTGCCAATGCCCGAACCAAAAAGTGCATGGGCTTTACTATTAAGATCAGCTTCAACTTCAGCAGTGTACGATCTACCATCGACTGACGCATTTATTTTCTCCTTTGTCATTGTCCCAAAGTTCCTTGTTGTTGCTGTTGCATCATCTGCATAGCCATATCAATGTTCCCTTGTACTTCTTGCCTTGAAGCAAGTAGATCTTCTTTAACGCCAAACTTAGATGCCAAATACTTAATAACTTTTTCTTGATTATATAAAGCTGGTGTTATTTCTGGACCAAATGTACCAGCTACCGTTTGCTGGAATCTTACAAAGTCAGCTACGTCTTGTTGATCTTGAGCCCTTAACAATGGAGATACAGGTACAATCCTTATTTCTCTACCATCAACTTTTGGTATATTAAGCAAACCTTGTTCTGAATATATAGCCACAACTCTTTCAACCAATGGGTGCAAGAATTCTTTTTGCATACGTCCTGCGACTGCTCCCATATCTCTTGCCACGTCAGCAAGCCTTTCTGAAACTTCCGTTGCTGATAACGGTGTTTTTGCATTTGGTCTTGAATCGAGTTCATCAATAAAAAGAGCTTTCCTGACATTTCTTCTCATATCCTCTAAGATTAATTGTCCAACATCAAATCGTGCTGGACTTTGTAATGACTCTAATGAACTACCAGGACTTCTAGGTATAAATGTCCCAGGTTGTATAGTGATGTTATCTGGATTAAACACTCCGTCATCATCGTAAACATAAGCACCACCTATAGCCATTTCAGCATTTTCAAGTATTAACTGTACTGTTAGATTCAATGTTTTGATCGCTGGCATGGCTTGTAATATTGGACCTCGTCCCCAAACTTCAGAACCACTTTTAGACCAACGTGTTGTTATCCAAGGCAAACTTCCACGACCAACTAACTTTTGTTTAAACATTATATGTTTGTCTGTTTCAGATATAAGATAATAGGTAAACTCATCTTTGAATTTATCATCACTATCATACATTGTAGCTTCAATTAATTTAGTCTTACGTCTAGGATCACGCTTTTGTGCATTAATCATTTCAGATGAATATTGAGCAAAAGGGTATCTTAACTTTATATCTGTAATATCACAGTCATCATTCCATCTAAACCAATCGCTTACCATATCCATTGCACCAGATAACAAAGCAACATTAGTTGGTGGTACGGCAGTAAAATGGAGATCGCCAACAAAACGTCCCGATTCAACAAGCATATTCATAGTGCCTAAACCCAAGTCTTGAAGACCTTCATGAAACTCAGAATTAAAGTTACTGTTACGCAACCCTTCATGCAAAAGTTCAGTTATGTCATCAAGTTCTTTTAGCAACTGATTGGAGATTTGATCAGATGGGTATTCAGGTCCAGGTGCTAGTTTAAATGCACGACCATTTGGAGGAAAAAAGCCAAGCTGAAGTCTTGAGGCAAATCTAGGGAGACCAGTTACTGCCGTTTCGTCATAAATGTTTTCTGTACGTCTTTGACCAGCAAATTCTCCATGAAAGCTTTCTCTGTGAGGCAATACATAGTCATATATTTCTTCCCATATGTCAGACCAATTAGACCATTTACCTTTGGCTTTCTTGTATCTATCCATAACCTTTTTATAATCAGCTTGATCGCCACTTACACCACTAGCTGGTATTGGGCTAGCATCTCCACCAACTTCATCACGCATTTTTATTATCACCCATCATTTTGCGTCTATAACCTTGAAAATCACCTAACTCGTCACTTTGCAAAGAAGCTTGACCAATTAGGTTATTGGTTGCTTTACGTTTTCTTTCACTAGCCATTTCTGCTTGTTTGGCTTCATTTTCTTTGTTTATCCTTGCTTGTTCAGCTCTTTGTCTTTCAAGTTCGGGGTCTTTTTCTACCTTAGGCGTTTTCATTCCCATAAATAGGCTCCTCTAAATCTTTTGAATCAAAAATGACCTTTCCTTTTCGCTTTAGCAATTCACAATACAATTGATAAGGTGTTAAAAGCCAAAATTTGGATATGCCACACAGATGTTTAATAAAACTTACGCAATACATAAGCCTAGGCACATAAATAGGATTATTCTCAGGTTCATATTCAATACATTTGCAACACATCAACATAAACAACACTAATTCATTGGCTTTCTTACCTTTAAGAATCTCAATATTAAAACCATTGGTAGTAAATTCTATTTTCTTCCATAGCTTTAGTTTGGCATCATAGTGAACAGCAAAAACATGAGAAAACCCATGATGTTTCTTGGTAAATGTTTTCCACATTCCAATATTTTCACTTTCACAAAAACATATCACCCATTTCATAATGATCTTAAACCCCTTTGACGGTTACGTTTCTTTAAACGTGCAAAAGGATTACTTACCCTCTCAACAGTAGTGGGGACGGATTGCTTTTGTCCACCTAACATGACACGCCTTCCTTCTCCTCCACCTAAAAACGCATATTGCAACGCATCATGACAATGAGAAAAACGGTTCTTATCAGGTTTGTCTTCATATCTCTCATTACCCATGTAATACATTCGCTTATATTGATAGCCACCTTCAAATCCAGAGATCAAACTGGTGCAAGTCGGACTAACAGTTAAACATGGCAAACCATCAGCCATTCGGTTTATGACAGATTCAACGGCTTCAACTCTAATCGATATGTCATTACTTGGAGCTGGGTAAGCTGATATACCTGATGCTCTTAACATCATAAATGGAGTATGTTCTGACACTTGAGCCATTTGGTTTCCTGCTGGATCACCAATAAACTTCATGGTTAAATTATCCCATTTGTTCTTAGATATTTCCCTTTTGAGTATTTCAGCAAATCTGATTGCTCCCATGTCTTTACCAATAATCTCATGAAAAATTATCCATCTACCTGTATGCAGTTGCTGACAAAAAACAGCCGAAGGGGAACGACCAAAGTCAATGCCAACAACTACATCATTTTGATCATTAGGCTGCAAAGCATCTTTTGATACATGGGTGTCTCGTCTAAATGTAGGGTAAACTGGTTTACCGTCCATCAAGGCTTGATACTGATTCAAGACATATACCTTTACCCACGATGGAGCCTTACCAAGTATAATCTTGTCATAATATTGTGCTTGTAAGTTATCTCTGTTTTCTGATTTTAAATTAGCGTCATACCCAGCTAAATTACCATGCTCATCTTTTTTCTCTATCATAGCACCAGCTTGGCAAAAGAAATTCCAATCGTCTGGCTTAACCATCAATAGCTTTTCTTCTGTTGTCATATATTCTGGTACGGCAACTTCCCCAGCTACAATTCCCCACCAGTGATCTTCAGATGGAGCATTGGTATCCATTATGACACCATACCAACTTGGACCACCTTCACGCATTGAAGGAAATCTTCCAACTCTCATTGTGCAAGCATCGACAATAGATTTATTTATTTCTCTTGCTTCATTTATCCAAACACCACTTAGCTCTAATGATAATAACTTTTTTACGTCTTCAGTTTTATCCAAAGCCAAAAAGATGACTTCTAGTTCCACAGTGGTTTTATCGCCTAAAGCAAAACATATATTGTGAGTGTATGGAGGCGACCATATAAAACGACCTAAATCATCGTCAAACCAATCTCTCCATGTTTTGATAGTTGTAGTCTTTAACTGAGGATTAGTGTTTCTGATAACTGCCCAACGGCTTCTTCTAACACCTTGTTCATTAGGCTTTTGTGCAACAGACTTTCGCATGATTTCCATACAACAGGCAACAGACTTTCCACTACCAACTGGACCTCTAATGCCCCTAACAAATGATTTATCCTTCATGAATTGCTTGGCTACAATTCCAGGAGGTTTATAGTCTAGTTTCATTAAGTGATTTTTCTAGGTCTCACAAATCGTCTTCTTGATGCTGAACCTGTGCTACTTGCTACCATTGATCGTCTTGCAGCTTTGCTTGGATCATCTCCACCACCTTCGTCTTCTGGAGGAGTGGTAACTGGTGCTGTTGGTCTTGGAGTTCCCTTATCATATTTGTCTTTTCCAGTAATAGTATCCCCAACTTCAGTAAGAATCTTCTTACCTGGCTTTTCTATGACTTCTTCAAAAACCTCTTGTATTGGCTTTTCTATTTTGTTGATTACCTTCTTAACTGGTCTTTCCAAAGGCTCTACAATCTTTTTGTCTATTGTTTTTATTATTTTCTTAGGAAGCTTTGCTATAGGTTTAATAATCTTCTTAATGGGTTTTTCTATAGGCTTAACTATTTTCTTTATAGGCTTTACTATAGGCTTAACTATTTTTTTAATCGGTTTAACAATCTTTTTAATTGGTTTTGCTGGGCTACCCATTTTTAACTCCTAAAAAATCTATAGTGAAAGTAAAATTTTTTTTTGATTGTGTCTTTTCACATTACATCATGCGAGTGGTTTACCCGTTATAGTAAGGGTTTCCCATATTTTAAGGCGTCTCTGCATAGAGCAACATTAAGCATGGGACCCCTAATCGACATTAAAGTTTATCTGTACGGCAGTGTTAGCTGACTTAGGAGCGTCAATCCTAAACCCAGCTCTGTCCATCAAATCTCTGGAGGCTTCGAGTCTTACATGAGCCGACTTAGCTGATAACAGATCACGCATAGTTGCAAGAGCTTGTGTTGCGTCCCACCCAAGACAACTCATTGCCAACTGTTGTCGATACTCTATAACGTGTTGTTTATTCAAGGTTATGTACGCCCATGCCTTGTTTCTACCTAGTCGTTCACTTGCTTCTGTTGGGTTGCAACCATCATGTAACATTGCATGAACCAGTTCGGCTTGTGCTTCTGTTACTTTGCTGTGTTGTGGTAGTAATGATTTACTGTTCACATCTATATCAACCAACGGAACAACTGATCCCTTATACTTTTCTTGTTGTTTAGAATTAGCTTTCATTTGAAGTCTCTTATTGTTGCTCTACGAGAGGATAACCATACACTGCATAATGCTGTCTATTCACATTCCTAACCCATTGTTATTATGACCTAATCCAGCTCTACTCACTAAAGTAACAAGTTACTAAGTTCACCGACACGAAGATGTGTCGTCCCATTCGGGTAACGATCTGGGGTAAATTACCACTTCATTTAGTGTGCTTCTCTTTTTAGGATCATAGAATTTCATTCAGTTAATCATACTACGTAGGCTTAACACCATTTCATTATATGATCTTTCGTTCAGCAGAACACAAAGAGAACCCCAGTATAAATGAAGCACATCACTTTAGAGAAAAGTGACAAACTCTAATTGAGTCGACTTACGTCGACAACTACTACTACGAATGTGTAGCTTAACCTCCAGTTGGGCTTATCTCCCGAGAACCCATAAAGCCCCCTCCAACAAGTTGGAGTTCTACGACTTCATTCCAAGAAAATAGCTCACAAGTGTTCGACAAAGACGATTTTCTTTCCATTACGGGGCATTGACTGAACCTTTCCGACAAGCCGTAGTGACCATATCGCTACATCTTCGTAGTTGTTTTTAACTTTATTAGAGGACTATATTATGACTAAACTACAACAATTACAGACAATTTCAGCTCTTATTATTTTATTCACATTCACTCTATTCCTAGCCATTGTGTTCGGAATTATTGGCATCTTTATCCTATCTTGCGACTTCATTATGCAAGTCATTAAGGACGTTATTAATATGCCTACCAAGTTATGGAATGACGTAACCACTCACTTCAATCAACAAGCCAAAGCTTAATCATAAAAAAAAGGAACATCACATGACACATCAATTAGACTTATTCAAGAAAAGCCAACCATCTGATTTAGATATATTAGATACAATGGTTAATTATACAAATACATCAACTGTGGATTTACTAGACACAGATTTATATAGGCTTCCATTCAGATCAGATGTTATCCCACAAACACAAATAGACTGGGATATACAGCAAGCAACAGAGGCTGGTGACACTCAAAGAGTGCATGAATTACACACAATCAAACACGACATGAACTAAGTAAAGCCAAAGGGGTAGGTATTAAGATTTAAATATCTACCTCATAACGTCATAGAAAGGAACATCATCATGACACAATATATTTCAATATCAAAAGATAAATCTGACCAAATGCGTAAGAGATTAAATATGCCACATCTTACACAAGCAAACATTGCTCTTGCAGAATGGCAACATGAGAATCGTACACCAGTTCAGCACAAGGCTAAGAAAGAGCTTGATGCTATGACTGTAGAACAGCTTGATAACATTGCCAAGCAATTCAAGCCTAAGTCTAACTACAATGAGGAATGGCATCAGGAATTCACACGCAGAGCATTGGCATTTGCAGAGATGTTTGAAGATGGTGACGAGGTTATCCTCAAAGCCAAGCTTCAAGATCAGTTACCAAGAATGTTTGAGAAAATGCGTGATTCAGTTCAGGATCAAGCAGAACGTATGCTTCGTGAAAGACAAGTTTATGTACGTCAGGACGTAGGCATTGAGATCACTGGCAACAAGCTAGAGGATCATGACAAGAAGCTAGATCAAATGCGTCAGCAATATGCTTCACTCAATGATGCTTTCAATTGCTTACTTACACACTTCAGACCAATGATCAAAGGTCAGACTGGTATTGACTTTGGCAAATACACTAAACTGTCAGAGTTTGCAAAGGTCAAGCGTATGCAGACACGTAACAAAAAAGCTACTCTTGATACACTCATCAACAGCAGACCAGTCTTTGACGATCTAATGCTTGATATCAGTAATCAAGATGGCATCATAGAAATGCCTGAGCATTTAGAATAACAACATAACAGATTGCAAGGTCAATAACGTAATTGGTAAAACCTCCCTTGCAATCACTTTCATAAGGAACATATCATGAAACACTTTTTATCTACTTTACTTATATTGGCTTTCTTTCCATTTGCCTTCTGTGCATTAACGGTTGTTGCATTATTGTCTGGTGTTGGTGGTGTATTCCACATCATCAGATACGATCTTATCCCACTATATCGAAAGCTATTTCCAAGGTCTCAGACTTTCGCCTCAGAAAGCCAAAAGTTAATCAAATGAGTAAAGGTAACAAAGGCAGAGGTAAGATTCATAGTACCTCAAGGTCTTGGGAAAAATCGTTAAAAAAAGTGGCTAAGGCAAAGGTTCGTCAGAAAGCCAAAGTATTAATTAGAAAACAAGGAGAATAAAATGTCTTTAAAAATTACATCACAAGAAGTTCATAACTATCCAAG